TTTAGGTGTTTCGTTCTGTGAATTTCTCCATGTTTCATATTCAATTTGAGCTGCCATATGATCTGCATGGTGAAGAATTAACGGTAAATTTGTTTTTAATTTTGCTTTTGCTGTTCTTGCAACAAAATATGGTTTATTGCTGTCATCATACATACCGTCATGAATTTTGATAGCTTGATATTCATTCCAAGACATATCAACATTGTATTGATGAAGTAAAAAAATTGATAAGTCTGGTACCATTGTAAAAGGAATGTTTTCATTATGTTTATACATCCTTCCCATATTCTTTCGATGCCAATCTGAAGTTTCTACTTGGTATACTTCATTACCATTTCCAGGAAAACCTGCTTTGCCTAAATCATGATGCATTGCCGCAAACATTAATTCTTCAAAAGTATAGCCAGACATATCAGCTCCAGCATCTTTCCACATATTGTATTGTAATTCTGCACAACGCATTACATTTAAAATATGTGCAACATACCCTCCAGCAAACGCATTATGATAATGAGCGATCGAAGATGCTGGCATCATAGCCATTCTGTTTTCATACTCGTCATACATTTTGTTGAGCGAGTCTTTTCTTGTAGGAAATAATTCATTCACTTTAGAACGATATATTTCCCAATTTGATTTGATTTTTTCTGCGGATAGATTCATTCGTAACTATTTTTATTTATAATATAATAAAAAAAAGTTATCTTACAAAGATAACGTTTCTTTCCTTTTCACCTAACTCTGAAATTTCTTGTAAAGAATATCCTTCATTATATAAGTGTGTACATTCCCAGCATATTACTGATTTTGATGATACATCAACTCGTTTTACTTTGTTTGAACACAATTTACATTTCATAGTAACATAACCAGATGAATGTAACTTCTTTTTTGCCATAACTTATGATATAATTTTAGTTTTATTTATTTTTTTCTTTTCTTGATAAAAGTCTTTTTGTTTGTCTTGTTCTTGTAACTGCTCGATATCAATTGCTTTTAATTCTTCTGCCGATAATATGTCATCATCATCTAAACCATCATTCAATGTTGAATCCCAATCATCATACAATCCATCTTCTTCATCAATTGGACTTGTTGGATTATCATTAGAATCCATACTTATTTTTACATCTTGTTCGGTCATATCTGTTTTTTTATTTGCAACTTGAGCTGCAATTAATAAAGTTACTGCCAATGGATCAAACACAAAAATAAAAATAAGAATAAACCAATTTACAACTTGACTCATTGGTTTATTTGTTAGTTCAGCAATATATCGCAACGGTCCTAATTCTGCAGCAACATCATTGTTTGATTCTAAATCTAATACTTGTAAATCTAAACTAGTAATTGAATCAGTTAAAGATTCTATTTTTAAATTTACTACATTTCTTTGTTCTTTAGAATCATCAAGTTGTCGTTCTAAAACTTTACGAGTAGAAGATGACGTCGTTGTTATAAGTTCGCCTGTTTCTTGATCTCGATATTGAATTACATTGTTAGATAATCCTTTAGATAATTCTGATATTGATTCACTCAATTGTTTCTTTTCTGCAGAATACTCATCTAATTGTGTTTGAAATCTTTCACGTTTTAATTCAATTACATCTACTTGTTTGTCTAATACGGCAAGTTGATCAGCTGTTGTTTGATATGCTGATACTAAGAATCCATATATACCTATAGATGTAATAAACATCAACACAAATACTGCAGTAACTAGATACGTCTTTAATAAAAGTCCTATTCGTTCCCAATATCGATGAAGATATGATGCAGTAATAAGTTTAGATACTTCTAAAGTACCAGCCATGATTATAACAGCTAATGATTGAGCTGAAAATAGTTTGCTTAATCCGAATACACTGTAATATGCAGCACTTCCTGCTAATGCAAATGCTGACGTATATACAATATATACAAAAATATTTTTCACTATTCTCTATCTAAAAAATACTTTGCTGATTCTAATTTTTTTAAAGCAGCACTTAAATTTATTAATATTGCATTTTTGTCTGCATGACCAGCTGCAATAGATTTTCCTGCACTTTTAATAATTTCTGCTGCATCTAATATATCATCAGAAATTTTTGCTTTATAACGATAATTTGCCATAACTTTCCTTTTATATAAATATTAATCTTGTAAAATCATTGGTGTTTCGTACAACCCAATTTGACATAATGCTTGTTCTTTTGCTTTAGCTTCAACTTCAATGTCTAAATTATCAACATTGTATGTATTAGGTAATTCTAAGATATAATCACTATGTGCTTGTTCTTTAATCTTGCTGAATTCTTTGTATAACTTTTCAAATGATGGCCATTCTTCTAACTTATCAAAGGGAATATTGTGTTGTTCACAAACCAATTCTAACTTCTTTTGATATTCAATACGTCTGGATTCAGAATAATGAGTACATTGAGTAACTCCATGAACCTCATACGTTTCACGAGCCATATAAAAAGCTTCTTCTTCAGACAAATCTCCAGTATTGAATTTATGATGCCAATAATCAAAAGTAACCGGTGTGCCTGTCTGCTTATACACCATTTCATATAAATCTCGTACAGAATACATTGAAGCCTTGTCATCATTCTCTACAACTAAACGAGCTTTAAGACGATCTGACAATCGATCAAAATTACGAAGCCATCTGGCAATCGTACTATTTTTATCGCCGTATGTAGCACCTATATGAATATTAATAAGGTTATCAGGAGTAGCATCATCATAACCTAGCAAATCAAACATTTCTGAATGTCGTTCAAGACTAACAATTGTATTGTCTACTACAACAGGGTCGGGTGAACCTAAGATGTTGAATGGACCTGGATGTGTAGTAAGTCGATGGCCATGTTCTCGAGCATAATCTCCTGCTTCACGAAGTATGTCTGCAATAAGATCAATATCAGGTAAATCTTCGAGCTTATAATGATTCCATCTAGGAAATATTTCAGACCCAATTCTAAATAAACGAATACCTCGCTCTTCATTCCATTGAAGTATAGGAAGCAAATCCATTGCATTTTCTAAAGATATATCAGAAGCAAGTTGTAAGCCACCTTGTTCAAATTTTCTTTGAATCATTGTACGACCCGTACGAATCTTTTGTTTACTTAACTCTGAATTTATACAACAATAACCGTATCTAACCATATTTCTTTCTTTTTTTATAATATAAGAAAAAAAAATCTAAAATCCAAATTTTCTAAACATTTATATAAATGTATGTTACATGATATTTATATAAAATAACAAAAACAAAAAGGTATGAACAATGAGTAAGTTTAGTATTCTAAAAGAAAATATGCATAGGTTTAAAACTAAAAATTTAGCAGAACAACAAGATATTGCAGGTTCCACACAAATTCAAAAATGGCTCAACAAACCAGTTCCTGCAGAAATGGTATTCATGAAAGATTTTAAGGATGAAACTGATCGTAATAGAGACCTTGCAATTACTGATACAAAAATGCCTGTGGATTTGAAACCAACTTGGGATGATTTAATTGAACAATATCGTAAAACTAAAGATCAAAACGTATTGGCTCAACTAATGAAAATTATAAAAAATCCTAGAGTAACAATTCAACCATATAACGGAGGTGAAATTAGTCTATATAAGTATGAAGCTGTTGGTGACAAAATGTTAAAACTCATTAAAGTTTAAAGATATTAGCAACAACGTTTTAAAAATCTTTGATTATCTAGAATATATTATTCAATATATATTAAAAAAAGAAATAAGGGGCTTAAAGCCCCTTTTTTTATCTCGGTAAATAAACTAATACAGTTATCCATACATGTTCATCATCTGATATACAACTAACACCTAATTGGTAAATTTCTTTCTCACTTTTACCTAGCATTGCCTTATCTATTTCATAAAGATTAAAAAACATGGTTATAACAAAGTCAGAACCTGGACTTTTTTCAGTCTCAGTTATAAATAAATCCGATAACTCTTCTTCTTCCCATTTTGAACCATCTTCTTTGTATTTTTTATACTTTGCTTTAATATACATTGCCCATACTTCAGACTGGTCTTCTTCATTACTAATAGGAATATTCCCATCTGGATATTCCGGAAATGAATCATGTTTAATAGTTTTATATTTTACTAATAATTGAGTGTTGTTATATGCATCAACCCACAATGAAGAATCAAATACAAAAGAATCAAGACCGGAATTAATTCTATATGTATTTAATTTATCGAATAACAAAGAATCCAAACTTGTTTGAGCATTAATATTAATAGTAATTAATGTTAATAAAACTAAAATTGCTTTTTTCATATTTATATGTTTTTATAATTTATACTTTAAATATAAGAAAAAAAAAGCTAAATTCCAATATTTTTATTAACTAAATTAATTCTTTAATGATTTTTTTTGGAACATCTACTTGATATTTTGTGAAAATTATGTAAATTTTCTAAGAAAATCTTTTTGTTTCTGTACAGCTTCATCTAGTTTAGAATAGCTGTTTCTTCGTCTAGTTGTAGTTGCTTTATTATTTGATGTATTGCTAGACTTATCATCATTTTTTGCGCGGTGCTTGGTGGCTCGTTTAGGTTGTAATAACTCATCGTTAGTTGTTTTAACACTTCCTCTCTGTACTTTATCTTTGCTTGTTTGAGTACTCTTTGTCCTTGCGGTGTCTGCAGATATTGTTCCGGTGTCAAATCTTCGTTTAATTTCTTCTTGTCCGAGCTCTTGTGTCTGTTCATAAAGGATATGCCCGGCTGATCCAGATCGCCATGTTTTAATTTGAACGCCGCACGGATAGCAATACTTTTTTCCTTGAACCATGTACCCAACTGTTCCGCTACGCTGATAAATTCGTATAATATAACCATATTTTTTTTGTCCTAACCAATCAAAATAAACATATTCTCCATCTTTGTAAAGTTCTCGTTTAAATTTATTTTGTATCGTTGTTGGTATTTTTTGTTTCGTCATTCCATTGAATTTTATAAATACGTTCAATTAATTCGATTGCAAGACTATCACAATTAATTGAACTATTAATCAGTTCAACTACAGTACTAGTTTTATCTTCATATATATCTACAATATGATTGATATTTACATAGTGTACCCTACCAGATTTTGTAGATATTTGTAAAAAATTATTCTGCATCTTGCTGTGGTATTTCTTGCTCACCCATTTTCTTCATAAATTCTATAAATTCAATAAAACGTTCTCTACCAAATCGTTTGTACATTTTTTCAAACTTCTTATTAGCTTTTTGTCGTTTTTTATAATTTTCATAACTTTCATCTTCATAACGTGCTGCATGAAAGAATGAATCATCAAATACACTTTTAAATTCGGTTTTGTTTTCTGCTTTTGCCATGATTATAACTTTTATATAATATAAGATAAAAAATGGGAAGATCCAATCAAGAATCTTCCCAAGGTATAAATTCTATAATTTCTGCTTCTTTTATTTCTGATACAAACCAAAAATATCCATCTCTTCGAAGTACTGTATCAGCCCCTGTAACTTCTTTCCACGCTTCTAAAATAGGACTACTAGATTCGCGGATTTTTCTTTTTACTTGATATAACTTGTTTTGAAACTCAACTATAGGATAACAGAGCATAGGAAGGTCTTTTACTGCGTTTACTTAATTTTTAATTGTTTTGGTG